AGTGGTAAATAAAAAAAAAATCCCGATGAAAAATTCAAGGCGAGCCATCAACTGCTCTTCTGTATACATAACTGGTTCGCTCATTTGCATGCTCCTGTAGTTGTTGGTGCAGATGCTGGTTTAGCAACTTCACCATCTTTTGGTGGACCAAGTCTTGGGTCTCTTCCACCTTTAAAAATATGTTCTGGGCAAGTTCTGTTAACGTCACATAGTGGCAGTTTACAGATATCCTTATCCCAGTTCGCTGGATCTTGGCATGGATAACGGAAAGACTCTTTACTTACTATTGCAAATGCAACAGGGATTAGTAATAAAATTCCTATTAACCATAGCAGTTTTTTATCATCCATACCTTACTCTCTTATAGTTATTATTTTCCAGCTAATGGATTATCTAATGCTTTTTGTATCTTTTTATCTACAGCCTGATCCATTGTTTTAAGTTCTTTACGAACTTCATTAACATCTTGAACTGTCTCACGTTGTGTTTGCTTGGATGAACGCTCCACCTGCTCAACAGTATTTTCCAAACGACGAATATCGCTCTTCAGGTCATTTTTAATGTCCTGAGTGTACTGAACTGATTTCTCAGCATTCTGTTGAGTAACTTCTAGTTTCTTATATATTTCAGTCAAGTCTGGTGAAACATATTCTGCAATTTTTTTCTTCATACCCTGATAATCTTTATATACTTCAAATGCTCCATAAAGACCACCTAGTGTAGATGATACAATTGTAAACGCAACCATTAGTTTTGCTGGAGTAAACTCATATCCACCGATAGAAATTACTGTATCTTTGCTGGCGAATTGTTTAGCTGCAGCTTCTAGTTCGTCTACTTTCTTATTTAGGTCTACTTTTTCTGTCATTTTTTCCTCTTTTTATTTATATTGACTATCAACCATTTCATTGTGTAATCTGTCCGTGCCACCAAACATCCTTAAAGCACTACGATTATCGATAGTTCTTTGATTGTTATAAACTGTGAATGGTTTATACCCAGATGCATCTGGTACCATCGCTTTACCATACGCATCAAATCCTGGAGTAAACCCCATGGCTTGGATAACTACATTTTGAATTTGTTTCTGTTGTTCCATGTCAGCAGCTTTGCCCATGTCGTTGGCTAGATTCTTACCCTTTTCTACTGCTTCTGCTTTTGCTGCAGCTTCTCTTCTTGCTTGTAGTTCTTGTCTTGCTGTAGGTGCTGCTGGTTTATCAGATGAAGTTTGAGCAGTATTAATATTCTGTGGCGAATTATTACCTCCAGTGCCTTTCGGAGCATCATCTTTTTTATCCTCTTGTTTGTTTCCACCACCTTTAGGTTCATTACCCTTTGGTTCGTTTTGAGCCATTTGTTGATTTACAGCAGCTGGAGGTGGTGCTAACTGTACTGCTCCAGCAGGTGCGGTAGAAGAATTTGCACTCGGTGGTGGAGGAGCAATTGCTTTGTCCACATTACTATCACCTGTTTTTGAAACTCCAACAGAAACTGCACCATCTGACCCAACTGTAGTTGAAGCAGTTGTTGTAGAAACAGGTTGATTGGCAGGATCGTTTCGTGCAACTGTACCTGCAGTTGCTACTATTGATGCTGTTCCTTGTTGTTCAAGCACCATTTTAGTTGCGTAAGCAGTAGAATAATTCGGGCAGGTTCTATCGTATAATCCATCTAATGAACACTGCTGACTAAAATATGCTTGAGCATATCCTGGACAATCTGTGGCATATAATGCACTTATCGTACACTGTTGTGCTTTATAAGCTGCAGCATAGCCAGAACAAGTTGTAGAGTAAAGAGGATTAGCAGTACACTGTTGGTTATGATAGGCTGCAGCATAACCTGGACAAGTCGTTGCGTGTAATGGATTTATCGAACACTGTTGGTCGTGATACGCAGTGGCATATCCTCTACAAGTTGTAGAATATAATGGGTTGATAGAACATTGTTGTTCTAAGTAAGCTGCGGCATAACCTGGACAGTTAGTTGAGTACAGTTGATTTAATGAGC